CTCTCAAGGTACAGTCCAACAAGCTCCGCAAGTCCTTCAAGGACAAACTCCACAGGCGCTGAAAGCACAGCCCCTTAACGAAGCAGAAAAGCGGGCTGTAGTAGAGCTCATCCTTAAATTTGAAGCCCTCACTCTTGCTCAGGACAAGCAACTAACCGCTTGTAAGGATAGCATGGAAGGACTGAATGATCTCGCAAGGAGGGAGAAAGAGGTTAATGAAAAAGAGCTCGCAAATGAAAGGGAGAAAACTGCGCTTGCTCAGGGGGCAACGGAGCTGGAAAAGAAAAGGGGAGATTTGTACGAACAGCTCTTTAGGGATGTAACGAAGCGGAATGGGTGGGGATGTTTCTTTAAAAGACTCTTCACCTTCGGAAGAGCCAGCTGTATTTAGAGCTCACGCTCGTGAAAGCACTTGAGGTATAACTATGAATATCTTTAAAAGATTTTATGAATTTGTAAGAAAGCTCCTAAGACTTGATAATGGAGCTCGGCGGATAATAATCTGTAGTGTGCAGTTCAGTAACCCAAAAATAACAATTCTCGGAGAGGTAAGGAAAATGATTTTAACAGCAACACAACAAATTGAATTGGCGATAAAGCCGTTGGATCGAAAAGGAAATCCCGCTCAGGTTGATGGAATTCCTCAGTGGTCAAGCTCGAATACAGAAGCAATTACTCTACAGCCTCATGAGGATGGACTGTCCTGTATTGCTATTGCGAATAAGCTCGGAGACGCTCAGGTCAGTGTGAAGGCGGATGCGGATTTGGGTGAGGGTGTGGAGTTCATAACAGGGGCTCTGGATATTACTGTCGTGGCTGGAAAGGCGAGCATGCTTACAATCTTGACTGTTCCTCCGGTTGAGCAGGCTATTTAATCTTCTAAAGAACTCGAATTACGCCAAGCGTAAACATGGGGGAGTCTCTTGAAAGGCTCCCCTTTTTCTCTCTTCTTTAATTGACTAAGAAAGTTCCCTGCACAGCACTAGATTTTCCGCTCGCATTCGTCACAGTCCACTCGTATCTCCAATAGATTACAGTCCCTGTTTTTGTAGGAAGGTAGATAACTGCTTGGTGTTTAGTCTTGGAAACTGTGGGTGTAGCTACAATGGTAGTCCAACCAGAGTTGGGTTGGACTAAACTGTATCGAAGGATAGAGGAAGTCTTCTCTGTTGTGATACATTGAAGGACGACCCCGAAAGAACGAAGAGAGGAGACTGTTAAAAGTATGAGACTGGATGGAGAGGACTCTGCTATGAATTTAGAGACTTCATTTGAGAAATCACTTTCATTTCCATCCTTATCAAAAGCCGTTACTGCAAAGTACCACGTTCCCATCCCGAGTCCATCTACAGTGTATGTAGTTTGGTTTCCAATAGTCTTTATGGTAGAGTAAGAACGAGAAGCATTCCCGTAATAAACTTTGTATCCGGAAATGTTGCTGGAGGTGGAAGCGTCCCATGCAAGAGGAACGGAGGACGCAAGCAAAAACTTCACAAGGAAGCACAGAAAAATACTAGCCACTAAGAGCTTTTTCATATCAGAATCCTCCATTCCCTTTTTCATTCCTTTTTTCATTCCCACACTTTAAGCTCATTCCGAGTCTTTGCTACTGAGAGCGTCTGCTCCTCTTGTATCTCCATCACCTTTCAGGTTATTAGCTCTCTGCCGCATTGCGAGTTCTTCCAGATTCATTATTGCAACTCTTTCGAGGGTAGAATTTAACTCTTCCGCGCAAGCTGCAAGATACCACAGAACCCCTCCGAGTTCATGGAGCAGTTTCACCCGCCGGTCCTCTGTCATAATCCCATTATCATCGCGGTCGAGTTTCTTATACTTATTACAGACCTCACCAGCCTCACCCGCAAGTCCGAGCACAGGATAGGTAAGGTTATGGCCGATATTCTTGTATATCGCTGTCTTCATTGCTAGTTTCTGGTATTCATTGAGTTCCATCTTTAAAGATCCTTTCCTTTTTCTTCCTTTGCAGGGCAATAAATCTTAGCGAAGCACTCATGACAAAGTCTATGGATTTTATCTGGATGCGTCCAGTAGTCAACCTCAGGTAGCAGTTCACCAGAACAGTTTAGGCAGATAAAGGGATTGTTCGATTCATCCTTTTTCTGTTCTGCGGGAACCGGAAGGGGTTCTGGTGCCTCGGCACAAGTTCCTTTGCAGCTATCTGTGCAATCACAAATTCTCCTCCCCTTCTCTATAAAGGGCGCTAGGTGATGTTTGCATCCTTCTTCATAGTGCATAATGGCAAAAGCATTCCAGGCAATGGCTGCCATGTTATCGTCGCCCACATTCCCGTGCAGTTTATATTCCTGGAGATGTGTCTCGAGATGGTTGAGGCGGACATGGATTGGAATTCCCTTGCACCAGTTAAAGTCATCGTATTTCTCGGAGCCCAGTGCATAGCGCGCAGCCAAGCGCTTTAAGGCTGTGGGACAGATCAGGTCAAAGCGGCCCTTCAAAACTGAGCATTTTGCCCCGGTGGAAAATTCCACTTTCTCTTCATTCATATGATCTCTTTGCTTTACTTCTTCCAGTTCTTCGTTCACGCTACAATTCTCCTTCCTCTATTTTTTCAACATACTCATCAAAGATAACTGGGATTCTGGAAGCAGCATCTTTTAAAACTAAAGAAGCAATCTCCCTCATCTGAGGGTGGGCGGCGGCTGCAGTTCTGAGCGAAAAGAAGTGTCTCCATTCTCTTAAATTCCCTGCGATTACAATCTCAGTCTTTAGACTGTTAGGGAGAACAGAACGTGCTTGCTGAGGGGACCATCCATGCTCAAGAAGATCCAAATACCGAGCCTCGGAAGCAGTCATACCCTTTGCCCACTGGTAGTCCTCTTCATCTAACACATTGTTTAATTGACCACAGGTATAAGAACCTTCTCGAATATCTACCCATGGAGGGATAATAAAAGTAACTCCGCCTTTGTAGTTGCAGTAACGAGTGCTCTCTTGGGCATAAGAGAAGAGCCGATGCCTTACGATCTCATGACTCACGCCTCTGTCACAAACGAGTTTATAGCTCATAGAAGCGTGCTCTATCATCGCATCGTGGCCCCTAACCAGCAGCATCTTTGTGAAGACTATTGCACTGTTATCCGTAATCTTATCTTCACTTTTATAGCAAGTTCTCCCAGCTGTTTCAATAGCCTTAAGAGGCTCTGGAGTCATCCACAAGAATTCGAACGATGGTTTAATTAGTTTCAAGACTCTTCTCCTTTCTTTTTTCCCTTCCTCTTATTTTTCTTATTTCTAAATGCCCTCTATAAACTGCACAGAACAAAACCGAAGCCATCCGGGACCGCACATTCTGTACAGGAATGTTTAGGATCTTAGAGATTTCGGTTATTGTCAGTTCTTCTTTTAAATACTGTAAAACAATAGGAAGCATAGCTTCTTCATAACGAGGCTTAAGGCCATGAATCCTTCGTTCTTTTCTTCTATCCATTTCTAGCATATTTATTACTCCTCTTGAGGTTCTTCTGCACTTTCACACCACTCGCAGATAACAGACGCTGGATTCCTGTTTGCATCCTTAAAGAATCTTCTCTTCACAACATGTCCACAGACTAATGTATACATCATAAAAGTGCTAGTTTTATAAACCAAAGACTTATCATGATAGTATTCTGTGCCTGTAGTAAACTTCTGGCGAACTAGAATTCGCCGCCGAAAAGTTTCTCTTCTCTTTTCTTCCACACCCATCATAAACCCCGCTCAGCACCACATTCACATTCACACACCACATTCACATTCACACACCACATTCACATTCACGTAGCTAGAACTAAAACTAGAACTAACAAAAAGAAGACTAGAATCTAGCAATTAATTCCAAACGGAGGAATAACAATCCTGGAGTTCCTTTCCTGATCGATCTTCTTAGCATTCTCTCGATAAGCAGTCTCCCCCTCTTCCATTTTCTTGATCTTTTCTTCTCCTAGAATATTTACTTTCTCGAGGCAAATGTGGTAAAGGAGAAGAGCTCGTTCTGTTAGCTCTTCAGTCAAGCCGGGGTTGTGTGCAAGTTTATCTATGTTAGCCTTAATCCCATTTGTTCTGTATGCTCGGCAAATGAAACGAAGCTCCGCATAGCTCGCAGCCTGTGGAACTGCGCGGTCTGCAATCGTTTTTAATTCCGTTACTAATCCTTCGTAGGTCTTTGACATTTTTTTTTCCCTTTTCCTTTCCCTTTCCTTTTCCGGTTTAACTCTTCTCAATCAACTCTACCAACACATCCCCATGACAGGGCAAAGGTTTACAATGGCAGCCTAGTCTCTTTCCTTTCAAGGAAGGAAGCAGCTCTAAGAGCTCAGGTTTCTTTAGAATGTATTCTCGATAGCGGGCTATCGCCTCTTCCCTATTCTCTACAAATTCTACAGAGTGAGAGCTGTCTGTGAAAGAAAAAGGATTTCCGAAAACAGATCCTCTTCCTATATAGACATCACAGGTAGAATAACGAATGTTTACGACGGTTGTTTTCTGATTCTTTTTCTTCTCTTCATTTTCTTCTTGCAGCTTTTTAAGCTCCCTGAGAAGATTCTCAGCATTCTCTTTCATTATCCTGAGCTCCCTGGGCTTACTGAATCCTATCCGATCCTATAACGTCTGCGAGTGCTTCTTTTAACTTCTCTGAGGCTTCTTCCTTCGTAGTTCTAATAGTTTCCTTAGCAATCATTTCTTTTGCTGCTGGACTATTAAAAGGTGTATCGAGGCGGAGCTTTTTCTGTTCCGCGAATTCCTTCTTTGCGTCTTGTTCCGCCCGCTTTTCCTCTTCTTTCAATCGCGTAGCAATATCCTGATCTATGGTGTAATAACGAGTGCTCCCACCGACATGGATCTTTAGCTGTCCAGAGGTGTCTAGGGTATCTAAAATATCATCGAACTCTCTCCTGTTTTTAATCATATGCCTCATCCCAGCCAGCAGATTTTTATAGGATATGAACTTGTGAGGACTTCCAGCAATTAATTCTATGATGTGCTGAGAAGTGCGGGCCTCAGCAGTCGCACCAATGTAGACGAAGGCAGAAGGCATTACTTTTTCTACTTCTTCTAGCATTTTGAGGGCTGCTTGCATATGGGACAGGGTTATTTCAAGTTTATCAGACTTAGAGACTGCGATAATCATTGCCAGTTTTAACAAATGATCTGGCTTCCTTTCGAAGAATCCGCTCATCCTGTTATTGAAATCGGGATTATAGTTATCATACCACTTCGTATAGAAGTCTCTCGCCTCATCCGTAACGTGGAATTCTCCCTCTAAGCTATTAATCTTTAAAAGATCATTAACAATCCTAGCCTCTAACTCTTCCATATCTTCGGGCTTCGTGGGCCATGCGACTTTCTTTCCCTCATTCTGAAAGATATAGATTGTGCGTCCCATAAACCCGCCGCCGAACGCATCCTCCGAAAGCCCCTTAGCTAACCACTCAGGGTTAGAAGCACCGAACAGGTTCAGATTAACATTCTTCAGGATTAACTCTCCCCTACTTTTAGTCCTGTATTCCCACTGATCCTTTCCCTCATATAAACTTGTTAGGAGCTCTACGAGTCCTCCCGTATAGCTGACTCCCCCCAAGAAAACGCTAAGCTCTGGTGCAAACACAAAGCAGTTACATTCCTCTTTAAACTTAACGCTCTTACCCTCAATCTTAACTGTCATCTTCGGGCCACTACTCTTCTTCCATGGAAGTGCAGGTCCATCAGACATTTCACCAGACATGTAAGAGATTAAACCTTCTGGCGTAATCTTCTCATGCATGATATTCACACCTTCGATTTTCCGCAGCAGTTTAACTCCTATGCTCGCAGCTGTACTTTTCATGCAGCGTCCTGTAGGAGCCACGAGCACAGTGTAGAGATTTGGGTAGAGCATGTAATAGCCGCCGCGATTGATCCATACATTACGGCGGAGAATTCCTGCGATTACAGCTATGATTGTCCAGAGGTGGAATAAGGGAGGGGAAGCCTGATTTCTAGTGTATGCGAGATAGGTCTTTAGAATTCCGTCTTCACAGAGCCTTCCGAAGTTATCCGGAAGCACAGCTCCCTCAGGCAGAGTTCCGTAAACTGGGACTGTGGGGGCTGTGGGGACTGCGGGAGCCTGAGCTGTCTCCGGATGCAGGGAAGGCTGTGGGATTGTTATAGATACAGCTTTCTCTACCTCATCCGATGGTTTTGGATCTTCATTCGTGACCTTGCCTGTTGTTAAGTCGAAAGAAAAACGACCAACCGTTATGCGGTTACTAACTCCAGGCTTTTCATTTTCAGCTTCACTTTCAGCTTCATTTTCATTTTCAGTTTTGGCTGAGGCTGCTGTTTCTACTACTGTCGCTGCCCCTGAGGGCAAAGCGATCTCCCCGCTTTGGTTTTGATTCCGATCTTCCGCTGCCATTGATGAATCCTTTATCTTCTGCTAGAGCAAAAAACCAATAGCTATCTATATTAACTGTGGATTGACTCATGCAGGTACCTCTTCTTTTTCTTTATAATCTGCCAAGTCATACCAGGAGACATCAGATACTTTAAATTCCATAAGAATTAAAAGGTCCGCTCCTCCAACTTGAAATGTAGGATTAAAGGATTTCATTAGTTTTATTACTTCATTAACTTCATCAAGTCTTTTATTTAACGTACTGTATCGTGAATAATTTTACAAATCCAACCCTGAGTTACACCATATCTAATGGCTAAATCTCGGCTTGTAGCTAAACCCAATTTATAACTGATGCGTATTTGATTTACTTCCTCGTCTGTTAGTTTAGCTAGGGGATGGAACCCACCACGTATTGGATAGAAACGAGGTTTTAAATCTCGTAAACCAGCATCATACTGATGTGTTACGTCTTCGCTTTTTGTTATCCATTCTAGGCTTATATCACGATTGTTTTGCTTATTGCCATCTTTATGATTCACAACGTGGTTTGAACTTGGCCTTGGGCCTAAAAACGCTTCTGCTACTAACACATGCACGCTTTCTGCTATCTTTCTACCAAGTCTAATGCTATAGTAGCCATTATGCTTGTTAAAGGACTGGCTTAGTATGTGACCTTCTTCATCATTTGTATGCTTATAAGACTTTATCCGACCAAAATTGGATACAGAATAATCAAGAGATCGTGTGCATGGTTTCCAGATTTCTTCATAATCATTTATGCTTGACATTTTGACGCTATACCTCTTTATAATCCGTCAAATCGTACCAAGATACGTCTGACACTTTAAACTCCATCGGTATTGTAAGCTTTTCTCCTCCAACGATGAACGTAGGATTGGATGCCCTCATAAATTCAATGACTTCTTTGACCTCTGAAGCTTTGCACTGTAAAAGCACTGAATCATGGACCTGCAATAGCACATCAAAGACTTTGGCTGCGCAAGCCAGAATCATATTTGTTACGTCGGCAACTGCGGATTGTGCATACCACGCATAGCCCGCGCGGAAGAGATCCTGACCTATTCTGTCATGAAAGACCATTCTTCTTCCGAAAGGGTTGTAGAGGATTTTTGTTGCTTTTAACTGTTCCTCTATCCATGCGTGGTAGTTCTGTGAAAGCTCTGGCACCCTAGCCATGTATGTGGCTAACATGGCAGAACCAGTTTTAATGTCGATTAGCGGGTATCCCATATCCGCCGCATCCTTATTATAGGATTTTGTGAACGTCGGACCCATCACTTTATAATTACAATTTCCTGTTACAGAAATTTTATCATTTCTTCTAATCAAGAAAAAGCCACTCTCAACTGTTATGCAGTAAACTTCACCGGAGAATAGCTGAGACTTATAGTCTATAGAAGTTGTAAGATTAGCATACGTTCTGTTGTTGAAGGCTACGCGATACAAAAGTTTGTGTGGTTCCCCGGTAGAAGACAGTCTCTTATCTTGAATCTCGTGAAAAGTAGTTCCCTTTCCAGTTATATGCGCGACAGCTTGAACGACCAGTGCATTCTTCTTCTTAGTAGTAAAATAATAACTTGCGTTTCCTGAACCTGTACTACCATCCCAAAATAGAAGCTCATCTAGCATAAACTTTCGAAGCTCTAATGGTAAGTTAAGCAGCTCCCAAGAAAGTGTTTTATCATAATCAAGAAGGCTTAAAGCCTCTGCTACTTGTAACTCATTTTGATGAATGGTAATTCGAAGACCATTATCATGACAAGTACAGGGACCATCCATATACGGAATTTCTAATCTTTTTAAGAGCTCTAAAAGTCTCTGTTTCTTTCTGTCCTTTGTAAAGTGAAAAACAATTCGTTTTCCATAACCTTCCTTATCCATAGATCCATCAGCTTGTATAGCTAAGGATAAAGCTAAAATGGCTTTCGATACTTGCAGATTCTTTTCTGGAATATCTAATGATGTTCCGTTTAGAGGGAGGAGAGGAGACTTGTAGTTCTTATAGAGTTCACCAGCCCTTACTACATTAACGGGGTTCTTGGCTCCTGCACAGATCGGTAATCTGTGGTCTGGGGTCATAAAAGCACTCACAGATTGCCCCTCTAGACTATACATAAATCCACTGTGAGTATATGCATGGGTCTTTAGAATAGGCGTGAATTCTGTTACGAAGCTTCGATCTGGTAGCTGTTTCCACTGCATTACGAGCTCACCCTCTTTTACTTCAGCTATACTCTTCCAGCCAGCGGGCGTAAGCACATCGTGATCTTTTGTTAGGCAGGCATGAACAATTTTCTTTGCCGCTTGCCGCTCTGGAGATTTCTTTCCGATTTTCTCAAGGGGGAGATCGAAGACGAGAGAAGCGGTCGCTTTATGAACATCAAGACCGTTAAGGAATGCATTTACCATGTACTCGATGTGACCAGCCCAAGCTACAACGCGAGCTTCAGCCTGTGACAAGTCTCCTTCTAGTAGAACGTAACCAGGATCTGGAACTACCATAACACGCATCTTTGGTGCGTAATTCTGCAAATTTCCGCCCGATCCCAAAGGACATTCGTAGGATCGAAAACGACCCGTCTCCGCAAAGCCAAAAGAACAACGGATTCTTCCGTCTGAATCTTTTCTTGCTCTAATATTGTTAGAGAGGAGCGTCCGCATTCCCCTGATTTTTAGAGTGTGACTGAACACTATGGAAGGGAACTTCGCGGAAAGCGCAAGAATCGCATTCTCATCACAGCACAACGTCCCCTTCTTTGAAAACTGTTTCGGTAGATGCATCTTATCGTAAAGAAGCTTCTGCATCTGTGGACCGCTCTTCACATTGATATTCTCTCCGACTAGAATATTTAGCCTACATTGATAGATCGTGATCTCTCGCATGTAGTCTTTTTCAAGTTGAAGCCTTTTCTTTTCATCAATTCTTAATCCTCTGCGAGACATTTTCAGTCTTGCGTGTGCGAGTCCCTGATAGCGTTCATAATAAAAGTCAAGTAGTTTTTCTTCCTCTAGTTCCTTAAAGATCTGTGGAGCCATTTCATGCACCACCATTACATCTTTACAGCCGTACATCCAGAACTCATTCTCTCCTTGCTTCGTTCCCCATTCCTTTCCCTCACTTTTATAATAGGGTTCGCGGGTATAGACGGATGTGAGGAAGTCGAGGCCTTTAGGAAGTTGAGGCTGGAGACAACCGAAGGCCTCCATAGTGTCTAGGTAGACATTAGAAAGGAGTTTATTTATGTCGAAGCCAAAAACCTCAAGCATGAAGAGATCGAAGGTTAAGATGTTCTGTCCTATAATTCTCTTTCCACAGTTTTCTAAAAGATCTACTAAAGCTCTCCAAATTATTATTTCTTGGTCTTCGGGCCAGTAGTCTCTTCCGTCTTTATACTGGAAGGGGATGGCGATGGAATCAAAGGGACTGTCACAGAGTTGGATGGATACTATTCGCTGAGGGCGCGGGAGGGTCTCTAAATCGAGAGATATTAATTCCTTCGAGATTTTCAGCTTGTGGATGTATTCGATTACCTCTTCGAAGGTTGGGCGGATTCTAAAGTTTCTCTTCGGAAGATTAATCTCAGGAGTTTTACTCTCCTCTGCGATTCTTTGAATATCAAGGACGGTTGCAGGTCGATATAGCCATTCCCTGAGAATGGCTGCTGGATGAATAATGGGAACGCACTTCTTGCCGGCAACTCCTGAGAGGGTGGCGGGGATGATGCTCCCCCGCCAGTTGTCGATAGAGGGTTTGCTGCAGATTGTTGAAAGGGCTAAACCTCCACAGGGGACGATGAATTGGAGGTTAGGAAGTGCGGAAAGTTCCTCGGAGAGAATTTTAGTGTAGAGGGAAGTCTTCTCGGTGTTCTTCTTTAGCCACTTGGAGATTTCCTTGTCTTCGGGGCGCTCTTTGAGCACATTAGAAAAATATACTTGGGAGGGATCTACTCCATTACTTTTTAAGAGACCTTCAAGAAGTTGTCCAGAGGTACCAATAAAGGGTCTCTTAAGATCATCATGCTCTTCGGTCTCTCCTGGAGCTTCTCCAATGAGAGCTATCTTTGCTGTAAACGGGCCACGGCGATACGGTAAGCGATTAATATCTGACTCAGTGAACATGAACAAAACTCCAGCCATGCGATAACACAAGCACCAGTCCTGTAACTATCACATTCTCGTAGATGTAGGTTAGCTAAAGAGATAGAAAGATTAGTGATAGCAGAAACTACGCAATGATCGGAGCAGTTTCTGTTGTTTCTTCATCATCCTCTGTAGCTAACTCAGCATTATCGAGTTTTAAAGTCTGGAGTCTGCCCTGAGCAGCCTCAAACATATCCTTGAGAAGTTCAAAACCCAGTGCTTTTCTTCTAGTTAGGAATGCTGCACAGAGTACGGAAGCACTTCCTGCAAAAGGATCAAGAATCTTATCTCCTTTATTTGTAGAAAGACCTATAAGTCTCTTTATGAGTTCAATAGGTTTCTCTGTTCTATGAATGCGGGCGGCCGCAGTTCTAGAGTAGACGAAAACGTCGGATGTGGCTTCGTTGAAGCGACGAGGAGTAGCCTCTTTATCTTTCCTTCTCACCGCATAGAAGAAACTCTCGTATTGGGGCATGGGTTTGTACTCTGTGTCTGTGTAGTTCGGTTTCTCTTTAATCCAGATACAGGGAACATAACGGACGTCGAAGCCATTCTTTTCCAGGGCTTCCCTTGTCTCCATATAGAATTCCGGCCCATAAAACAGCCACAAATGGCAACCCTCTTTTAAAACTCGAAAGAGCTGCGGGATTCCTTCCTTCAGGAATTTCTGCCAGATATCCTTAGTATCTGCAAACTCAATGTAGTCATTGGAACGTGCAGAACCTGCTTTCTCAATCTCAATGCCCCATGGCGGGTCGGTTATAATGCAATCGAAGCTCTCGTCAGGGAGTCCTTTTAAAAGTTCATAAGCGCTTCCATTCTTTAGCTCCACATCCTCAGAGATCTCTATGCCTTTATCTCTCATTTTTCTGGAAACGCTCTGGAGAAGTGCCATTTCTCGCATAGCGTACATTTTGCGCATGGCATCTTTCTTGGAGCTTACTTTCAGCAAATCAGGGAAGCACTTTAAGGCTTCTGCTAGGCGTAAGTCTTCCGAGAATGTAGAGGGCTTGACTCCTATTCTCTCTGCTGAGTCTGACTGCGTCCATTTCTTCGTGCCATGAGAACCCTGTCTCTTCTCTCCGCCCTTCTTTTCCTGCATAAAGAGTTCATGAAGCTGTCGTTTAATCTCTATTTCTTCCTGCCAAGTTCTCGTTTTCTTCTGAGCGAGCTCTTCCTCCAACTCTACCTGTTTCCGCTCGAAGGGAGTTAGATTCTCATAGAGTCTAGCCTCTATAGATTCCCACTTAAGGAGCTTCGCTGCTTCCAGTCTCCGCCAGCCAGACGTCAGTTTATATTTCATAGTCTGAGAGACAGGGTCAAGAGTTTTATCAACGACTATTGCATTTATGAGTCCATTCTTTTTTAATGAATTTGCAAGGGAAAGTAAATCTCCCGCGTCTTTTCTATGATCCGCGATAATAATATCAGAAATTAAAACTTTTGTTAAACCTTCTGTTGGAGCTGGCATTCGAGAATCTCCTTTTCTTCTTTCTTAGTCTTTTTCTTTCTTCTCTTCTTTTTTCTCTTCTTCTTTATCTTCTACATATGTTCCGATACCCGCATCCCGCTCTTCCCGCAAAGTACGCCTGAATGTGTTCCAGAGTTGCTCAACTGTAGTAGGATCAGAAAAATCAAAAGTTCCACACCAAAGGTCAAACATACGATGAAAGGCTGATCGTACTTCTCCGTATTTTAAGTCTCGTTGACCATCTGTAACTTGATTGTAAAGTGGTCCGGCCCACACATATCCACAAGAGCACATATATTCTAAATGCGAGCCTTTTACACCAAGCTCAGAAAAACACTCGCTCGCATAATATCGAGGGCTGTTGTTGAGTCTTCCACACATCTCACATCTGCTTTCCATAGCTTTCACTCAAACCCTTCTGGATCGGCTTCGTCTGGCCTTCTACAAATATCTTCTGCCTCTGCCAGCCCATCCTTAACTTTGTTATACGCAATCTTCATGCAGTTATAGTGTCCTGGATGAATCTGAGTCTCTACAGGAACATTGTTGATGTAAGTGGTTATTTCAATCCTGTCACTCATTAGGCTTGTGACTGGTTGCCGACAAAATGCACACGTACCTTCCACAATAAAATCTCCTAGTTTACAGCGGTTAGCTTTATCAATCATCTTCATGCTTGGCAAGAATATCCACTAGGATAGAGACTTGTCGATCGGTCAGGTTGTTGTACTCTTTAAAAGAAACCTCCATTTTGATTGCCCAATTCAGCTCAGAAGGAGTTAGTGAACCTCCAATATTCTCTATGTGTTGTAGCAACTCACGAATGACGTAGAATCTCTTTTCACTATAGTTAGAACCCGTATTGGAGGTGTTTATGATCATTATTCTCTAATTCCTCATAGGTAGCGTAAAAAGAATAGAAGTTTGTTTGTTTTAACCAATACACAGCTCCCTCATTTATTCCATTTCCATTTCTATTTTTATTCTTCTTCCAGAAGATTCTAATACCGTTCCAGATAGCCATAGATTCTAATTCTGTACAGCCTAGAAAACAGTTAGAGACTTCGAGGGCGAAAAAACGTGTGAAAAGTATCCAACGATCAGGGAAAAACGTGATCTTAAAGAAAGGAACACTTCCTCTTCTTCGTATAAAACCACCAATCTCTATGCTTTTCATTTTTTAGCTTCCTGAAAGAGAAATAAAAAAGCCCTGCTTCTTTTGATCGATTCAGGGCTGAAGAACACACTACAGACAACAGGCCGAACCCTCGAAAGGATCTGGACTATCGTCTGTAGTGTGCATTATAAAACCTCAGAGAATAAAACCTTTTCTGGTTTTACTTTGCAGGCTTCGCGGCGACTGCGGGCTTCAATTCAGGCTTCGTGTCCTTGGCCTTCAGAAAAGCTACAATCTGATTCCGGTGCCCATATTCAGGAGTATCTTCCTCGATCACCGTTACACCGACAGAACGACCAACGAGATCCGCCGTATCGAATCCATTCTTACCAGCCTGAATTCCAGCTGCTTCGAGCAAATTCTTGACACGAAACAGCGCGGATTCCACCAAGGACAGAGAAAACCACCAATACTTCGTGGTCTCTGCAACGGACGCGGGAGCGAGGATCTCGCTCTTCACACCGAGTTTGGGGTTCCCGTTCTTCGATGTTTTCGAACCATCCAGATCAATCAGTTTGATAACATACGTTCCGGCCTGCAACGGCTTAAAATCCTGAATTTGGCTAAGGTCCACATTAAATTTCATAAAACCTTCCTTTCGTTTACTAGATTGCTTGTTTAATTAAACTTGTTAAATGTGTATCCAAATACGTCGATTGACTATCATACTAATAGTAGCTCGACATACATTGAACTTCTTCATAAGGAAGTTTCCCTTCACTCCGCTTTTCCAAAGTTCACGGATTTCTAATACATCCTGATCTTTTAGTTTTGCAAAGCAATGATTTTCCCCCTTATTATCAACATGCCATCCACCCGAATACGGTCCTCTTGTAAACGCGCGCATGGTATTTTCTCGATGTGTCACCCACTCAAGATTGCTTAGATCATTATTGAGTTTATTACCATCAACATGGTCTACTTCAACCTCTTGTCTGGTATACCCATCAGGAATCGGTATAAAAGCTTCTGCCATAAAGATGTGTACTGTCCGATATTTATAGACTCCAGGCGTTACACAATAGCCAATACTGTAGTATCCATTACTTGCATGTTGCTTTAAGATCTTACCAAAGGGATACCTGACGAAAGAACGAACACGTCCAGCATTAGATACCTCGAGTTTATAGCATCCTGGAACTACCTTCCAGATCTCAACATCTACTTTTATCTTTGGCCGTAAAGTATGTTCGCCTTTTACCAACATTTTATAGCATAGCCTCTAAAATTGTCTAAACTGCTGACGCGTCTTTTATAAAATCTAACGTTTCCTGCGTCGGAGCCGTATTAATTCCGTATGCGATCAAAGCTTTCTCGATTGCAGCAATTACAGGAATCTCATACGGCATGTCGGCAATCTGTGACTTGCAGTCTACCTGACCACCAGAAGCAGTTTGCGCGATTCTTTTCACGTCTCCTCTATAACCCTCAGCAGATAAATACCAGCACTCATTAAACCAACTTCCCACCTGAGAGGGTAAGGCTTTACCGGAAATGGCTGGAAGAATTTTCTTTTCTCCGGTCATTGCGTCTTCCATGAGTCTGGTATGCGCCGTCATAATGAATACAGAATGTGAAGAAATCTTAAGAATTTGTGGGAGTATCTGCATTAACATGGTGACGAGAACTCCGAAGTCATTTTTGTCGGTCATCTGAAACCTACCAGCAGCTCTTCGTTTAACCTTATTCTCTGTGAGAACGTAGTCCATAGCGCAAGCCTGGAGGGTAGTTAAAGAATCTATCGCAAAGCCTCCGTACTTTCCGGGATCGCTTAGGTATTGATGAAAGTCGTCGTCGAACTCGTTGAAAGCTTCTCCCATGTTCTCTGGATCAACAAGGTAAGAAATAACATCCAGGTTAAAATTATTGCTTTTCAGGGTCTGCCAGCCGATGTCGAAATCGAAAAGCTTCATGGTCTTTCCGGTCAGCTCTTGCAGCCTTTTGCTGAGGTAGCCGATGAGGTAAGTCTTTCCGCCTCCATAAGGTGACATAAGGAGAATGCGGAGCGGGACTATCGGAGACTCAAGCGTGTTGAATGTCATTCTAGTCATAGTTCTTTTTCTCTTTTCTTTCTTTTTTCTTCTAGTTATTAGTTATAGTTAGGTTATGGTTATAGTTATGGAAAGAGAAGGCTAAATCCTTCTCTTTTTCCTGTGTTTTTGTCCTTGTTTCTACTTCTTTCCCTTTACAGACTCTTCTACGTCTTTGGAATAACGAAAGGCACAAAATGCGATAATCAACATGAAAGCTATGGAACCACCAATTCTAATCGCATCATCGGATGGAATCTGGAAGCGCAGTACAAGACCTAGTACTATTCCAGAAAGAAACAGAAAAAGGTAACGTGCATAGAGAGCCCTGTGTCGAATAACCATCGTATCCTCAAGGTATACTAGAATGTCTCTCATTCTACACCTCTCTCGCTTCGATTTCAATCTCCACATTAGCGCCCTCTAAATCGTAAGGAATCCACTCCTCTTCCTTATAATTGCCGTGCCAGATCATTTCAATTAGATCTGCTTCTTGAGACTGGCAAAGTGGCATATACTCACAGGTATTCCATTTAAAAGTGCAAGCGTCTGGAGCATTCTGGTAGAATGCGTCGAAGCCGATTCGAAGAAAGTTCTTGACTTGATTAATGCGGAATTCAAGTTGTCGAATGGTCTGGTCAAGCTGAGAGTCTGTGCGGGATACTACGCAACGCCGAAAGAGCTGAGCGTCCTGCTGTTCAGTTTGCTTCTTGTAGTCCTTTACCATGATAATGTTCATCAGGCATCTTGTAGGACGACGGCCTAGTAGGTCGCGGAGCGCAGCAAGGTAAAGAGAAACTTGGTTATTTACGGTGTACTGGGCGAGAAATTCGGGGGAGATATAGGCTGAAGTCGTTTTATTCTCTAGGAGATCGCCGAGATCTGTAACTCCGTCCATTTTACCGATTAAGATACCGTTGTGGAGGTAAAGTGCAAATCCCTTTTCTAGCATCGGTTTACCATCCGATGTCTGCATGATTCTAAAATTTTCAGCGATGAGAGGATAGCGGTCCATATACTTCATCATCAAGTCAAGCCCGAATTCGAGAGAATGCTCTTCTTTCATTCCCTTTTCTTTTGCGTCTTTTCTGGTGTGAGCGAGGGATGAGGAAGAAAGCCGTGCAGCGTCAGCAAAGGCTTTCAGGACGGAAACTGCATCGAGTCCGGTATAGTAAGCTTCGAGACCAGCATGGAATGCAGTTCCGAAGGATAGAGCAGGAGAAGACTTAAGAGGGACTAAGTTTAGAATTTTTCGGTAGAGGAATTTACGAGGGCATGTTGCGAATACATTTAGGATAGAATTGTCAAGTGTCAGCCTTGTAAGCTCGGCTTCGTTATAAATCTTCTCGAAGATTCCGAGCCCAGTTACTTTCTTGAGGGTGTTACTGGGGACTACAATCTTATCTGTCGCGCTATCGTCAATACCAGCCATGAGGATCTCCAGGATTCGATTCAGCTCAGCTTAGCTCAGTCTATTAATTAACTTGTTAATTATACGGAAACCGTTGCTATCACTACTCTTCCATATCCTTTGCAGCCATGTTTATGGCTTGCATCGCAAGGGATACTTGAGGCTTTTTCTTTTCTTCTTCCTTTTTCTCCTCTTCTTTCTTTTCTTCTTCATCTAAACTCGTGGGAATTGGAGCTGGAGCAGCTTTAGCTGCCGGAGCTCCTGTTGCCTGAGTCATCATGGCCTCTAGCTGCTTGAGAAGTGACGAAGCCTTATCTGGTGACAACTGTGCTAGGAGGTTATCAAGATCGCTCTTTTTCTTTGTAGATGCAATCCGAACCTTCCGCATCTCTCGAATCCGGTGGATGGCCTCGTAGTGCTCTTCGATAGTCATCTTATCTATCGACGTGGTCAACGCCCACAGGATATCTTTCTTGTCAGCAGGAGTTTCCACCTCCTCCAGCATATCTCCGGTTTCTCTCTCTTCATTACTCAGAGAAGCTTCTGTATCTGTCCCTGTTTCTTCAACTGAATCGTCTTCTAATTTATCTTTTGCTGCAACCATGGTGAATTCTCCAATGATATCAAAGTCGATTTGCGCTTGGCGTAAAACGAGATCTTTAAACTCCCCTAGCCTTATCAGTCATTAAGACTCCGGTGTTCAGTTCAACCTGCACACAACGATCATCCCACAATTCAATCATGTGAAAGTCTTTTTTATTTGTTACAGGTAGTCTCTTACCAATGTGTTTCTCACACCAGTCTTGAATAACAGAAATGACTTTCGGAACATCTTGATAATACGCCACAGCAATAGGATCAGAAAAGCTTTCTACGTGAGGGACTCCGTCTACTCTGGCTGTGAATATTCGAACATCTTTTCCCTCTTCCAGCCATCCCTTAACCCTTGAAAGCATCAAAGGAATAGGATCACCAATCTTATATGTGTTGAACTCGCCATGATACTCAGCAAGTGTGCCGTCCAGATCTACACCTATCCAACCCTTTTGTAGTTGCATTTGCATTTGCATTTTCATTCTAGGCTCCTTCTGGCTTCTTGCTGGGCGTCAGCATTACTTTTATGTATTCTTTAATAGCTTTAATTCCGAACTCCTCCATGGAAGTCCCGCGCATCGACGCACAAGTTTTCCAGGTTGTGTGTAGATTAGGATCTAGATTACGAAAAGTAAAGCTTTTTGTACCTTCCTTTTCATTAGCTTGAGCCTTCTTTTGATTCTCCGGTTTCAACGATTCCTCGAGGCTGCTCAAGTCCATTGAGAAGCTCCTTCCTATTTATGAATTTATAGCCATCTGGGGGTGCTACGCATAAACATACTTCGTCATCAAACCAGTTATACCATGTAACTTGGCAGACTTTATCAACCCATTCTGTTTTGTAACGGACAAATGCGCGAAACAGCGTAGAATTTGAATAAGCTGCCGATTTAAGCTGACGGAGAACATTTACGTACCGCTCAACTTTTTCAAACGGAACAGGCTCTGTCCGAGGAAAGACTCTAGCTCCTCCAGGCAGAATGAACTGCTTTAGTTCGATAGAAGGATCTGGTGCAAAACCCAAAAATAAGGTTAGCTGATCTAGCTGTGCTTCAACATAGATTGGAGGTTTACCCTCGGCTATGTGTTGCACTAGCTGAGCTTTATGGTCCAAAGAATAAACGGAACCCATAATGCGCTTCGCTAAAGCTTGTCGTATGGGTAATGACCCAGATCCTTCCATTTCTAGTTCCTTCTTTCTTTCTTTCTTTCTTTCTTTTATTAGTTCAGTTAGCTCAGTTAGTTCTTTTAGTTCAGTTAGCTCTTTTAGTTAATTTGATTAATTCAACTGGTTCTTTTAGTTATTGAAACTGCTGCTTTATTGATTCCCTTTTGTTCGGCTTTAAAGCCAGAGCGCTTTAGTCCTCGTCATTGTCAGCGTTATCGTCGTCAGCATTATCATCTTCGGGATTGTCATCGTCATCGTCATCGTCATCATCGTCGTCATCAGCATCAAGATCAGCATCATTCTCTTCGAGGTCGTCGTCTTCGATCTCTTCGTCGTCTTCAACTTCATTCTCAGCATCGAGTTCCGACTCTTCCTCTACTTCTTCCTCTACTTCTTCCTCTTCCTCTTCCTCGCTCTGTGCTTCGAGTTCATCGAGTTCTTCTTCCGGCTCATTGATATCGCCGAAGAATTCAACAGTCGTTTCCTCTCCCGCATGCCCAGCCTGTTTTAGCGCTGACAATGCATTCGAGTTTGAACTTGAATTTGAATTTGAACCTGATTTTGAGCTTCCATTGACATTCGAAATCATACCAGCCGTATCCATTAGCAACTCCTCGTTGTCCTCTACCACTTTCGAACAGTTAGGGCACAGTTTTCCGGCCAAACCATTTGGATCACTTTTTACGACTCCTAAAGAGTCCATAAGAAAAGACTCTCCGCACAGCCCACAAGTGAACTGTGTTAATGAAGCCTGTTGGTTGTTGATATTACTGTTAGTGACTGTTGGTTTCGTAGTTTGCATGGCACAGTTGTGCTCCTTCCTTTTGTTTAAAAGCTGTCGCAGGTAGGGGGATTGTTAGTTTAAAAACCCTGAATGTGCGCTGCGATTGAAATACTTTGGTTTAAAACGGGCGAAATCTCTTTTGTACGGGCCTACAGTCAACATAATACAACGGGTTGGGGCCGTTAGTCAAGCGTTTTTAAACCGTTGATTTTAGGCCGTTTAGGGCCGTTTTACGCCGTCTTGAAATTACGTTTCAGGACAGCATCCTACTTTTTCTCTTCAGCCTCCGAGCTTTCCCGATCTATCCATTCTTTTGTAGCTGAAGGGACTCTTGAAGCCTCAAAATGTCGGCGGGCAATCCCAGGATTCGTAGAGTTATCTAGGGATTGAAGAATGGAGACTAGCTCATCCCACATTATCGCAAGAGGAAAGCTTGCTATAAATTTTCCATCCACTTCAACAACCATACGATCAATGGTATGACCGTCATCCGGTACATATTGAACAGTAATTTCATGAAACAAAGCATTATAGACTAGCATCAGCTTCTTCTCCTTTTTCTTTTTCTTCTTTTTCTTCTTTTTCCTGATTCTTATTTGCCTTCTCAAATGCTTCTTTGTAAGCGTAAAGGAAGGAAAGGTCTAGAGTCCACGGCTCATCGCTTCTTTGCCTCCAGACTTCTCTGGCTTCGAAGATCTTCTTTTCCGCTTCATCTCTAGTAAATTTGTTGACCTTCATGAGGTGCTTAAGCGCTCGCTCATAGTGTCCTGTTGCTTGAGCTCTTCCAATGTGTTTAACCTCGTGACAGGAAGGACAGAGAGCAATAAGACCCTCGAGCTTCTGTATTCTCTTCACCTCGTCGTATGACCAGATCTCATGGCACTCGACTGGCCACTTTCTGCCGACTCCTCCACAAATTCCACAGTGGTTGTTGAAAGCTGCGTAAATGAATTTACGGAGTAAATCCCAACGAGTATCGGTTAGGTGTTTGCGGAGGTTATCATTCCATGCACTTTTTGGGACAAGCTCGATCGTTAAGGGCTTCTTCTGAAAGCGAGGTCTTCTTTCTGCTTTCGTTTTTGTTTTTGCTTTCGCTTTCTGCTTCTTTAGGGGGATGAACATGTTTTTACCTTTTCACGGATTTTAACAATGCTTTCAGCTTACAACGAGGACCATGACCCCTAACCTTTCGCCGTCCACATTGAGGACATGCAGGAACCCTAAATCCCTCTGACATAGTATAGTAAGACCATTCCAAGCTTTTGAGCATTTTATGCTGTTCAGCTATAATCTTTACAAGAAGTGGAAATACACCATGTGTCTTAACTATAAACTCTCCATTTCCCCTTCCATCATCATGCTCATCTTTCGCCCCACTCATAATCTGATTTGTGATCCAAACCATACCAACCTTATCATAGGAAATAACATTGGGATCTGGGCCATCTTGAAGAGACCATGGATTTCTGGTTGTTGCTTTATAAAGCTTCCGAAGCTCTGAAAGTGAAATCATTAGTTTAGCCCTTTCTTTTTATTTCTTCTTTAAGCTCAAAAAACTTTTCTTTCCAATCGTCTGGAGGTTCTTTCAACCCATGTTCAATATCAGAGATCTCTATTAAAGACAGACATAGTAAACGAGCTGCCATGCCCACAGAAAAGTTACAGAACTGGCGGTAAGCCCTAAACTCGGCACCAATTTTTATATGCTCATAATAATTATTGCTAACTAAGCCTGAACCCTTGCAGGTATTGCATGGTAAACGCATCCATTTACAGTATTCATTGTGAATTTTAGCAAGTCCTACAGACTCTCCTGTACCTTTGCAATCAGGACAGATCATTATTCCTCCCTTTCAGGGTCTAAGCTTGGAAAGAGTTCAAGAGGATCTCCTTCTCTCAACTCCATAGTTACAGTTATTTTCTTCCCCACTTCAGCCTGATCCCACAAAGCTTCAAGCCTCCCCTTCGCGTATCCGAGGGCGATGTGATGATGCTCATCGGTATCAGCAGGAAAGATAGCCTCGTCGAAGTCATTGTTATGGTAAGGTGATATTATCCAGAACATAGTTTAAAAGTCCTCCGTTTCTTTTTTAGGCTCTACCACTTTCCATATTGTTTTCCTGTCATAGCGAATGTAAAAAGGACCGAGGTTAAGTACGAAAGCTTTAGGCTCCGGTAAGTACACGAAACCGAGAATCCAACAGGTTATAGTGAGGCCCATGCTTAAGCGCTTGTATATAGATATGTGAATTACTGTGTGCATTAGTCTTCCAGCTCCCCTCTCTTCTTATTTCTTTCTCGTTCAACTTGATCACAGATCGTGGCGAGATCTTTCGCAAGTTCTGGATACTCAGCCGCACAACGAGATAAGTATGTACGAATAGCAGGAATAGCATAACGATCACAGTCAAGATCAAGCACATAGTATCGACAGCCTTCATGCTTTTGCCCAACTGCACTCTTCCCGTCCAATCTAACAACAAAAAATTTCTCATACATTCCAAGGTTTCTAGCTCCCATTTTCTTTCTTCTCTCCTCTCTTTTCTTTTATCTCATTGAAGTGTAGCATCCAATTTTGTGCACCTTGCACAAGCTTCATGCTTATTTGCATATGAGCATGGTAGAAGTCATAAACTGCACCAATTACTCTCTGTGCTTCTTCACACAGAGTATAGAGATCGGGGCAGTTAGGATAAGTAGAAGCTATGGAAGCACAGCTTCTTAGACCGTCATAGTAGGCACGGTCTACATCGTCAAATTTCTTCCCGTCGGAGTGAGAGTATGGTTAAAAGAGCAGATTGCATAATCTGATCTGGAGTCTTTTTCCTTGACATTAGTCCTTCCCCCAGTCCTTTTCAGGATAGAGTTTTTCGTAGTCTTCTATAGACTCTCGGAGCCTTTCCCGATATCCGTCATTAAGCTTATCTGAAATGCAATCAACGAGATCAGAGAATTCCTGAATGAGTTCTTTCGTAGCCTTCAGTTTTTCAACTAAATAAAGGAATGCATCTGAGAGTAGCTCATAATCATCGTAAGCGTCGCCGATATGGTCCCATAGAATCTGATACTTGTTTCCATCATTATAATGCTGTAGAAGACCCTCATCAGAAAAATGTGCATCCTCCGGATAGTCTCTACGAAGTCTTGCAAAGTATTCTGCGTCACATAATGTTGGATACCAATAAGGTCTTTTTTTACTCATTTCTCTTTCTTCTCCTTTTTTCTTTTTCTTTCTTTTTCTTCATTTTTCTTCGTTTAGTCTACGAAAGGAATCTCTTCTTCCTTAGCCCACCGCTTACCTTCTTCCCGAGCATCTTCTGGATTGCTGTAAGCTCCGAGTCCAGTCTGGACATTATCCGGAAACCATACTCCAGGCGAGTCTTCATACTCGGCGCGCATAACAGCCTTCCATCCAGTTATAGACTTATAGATTGTTATGTAGTGGTTACGAGATCTGGTCATTTTCTCTTCTTCTCCTATTCTTTCATTCTCTACAGCTAAAGCTAAAGCTAAAGTGGACGAAAAATGCTGTGAAGTGTGCAGCCCAACAAAAACCAGCCAAGTGCATGAAACAGGTATGTGATGATAATCTTCCACCGATACTTCATGTAACGTATCTGATTATCGTTGCCTTTAAGGCTGTCCCGTGGCTTAAAAGGTCTGTGACAGAGTGGACACTGTGGAGGCTTTAGTTGCATGGAGTTATTCCTCCCTCACTTTCTTCTTTCAATCTCTGTGCTTGCCTCTGATATTCGATGAGTTCCTTCGTATCTCCACAGAGATTTAAAGCGTCACAAAGGCGACTATCTAAACGACGGATAGCCGTTTCTGCAAACTGCAAGCGCTCTAAAAGTTTCTTGTTCGCGTGAGCGTCCATGAAAGAATGCCAATTTTTCATACGCACACAGAGTTCTTCGGTCTGAGAATAAAAAACTCCAAGAAACTCTAAATCTTTCTTCAAAGATTCCGCTTTTTTCCTGCTGAGATCTGCTTCAAGTTCTGCAACGTCCTTATCTTGCTCAGCCGTTATTAACTTTACAGAAAGAGATTCTAGTTCCTTCAAAAGTGTCTCCCTCATCATAGAAGTTCTGGCTTCAGGGCTTCCTTTAGTCTCTGGTGGAAGAAACTTATCAACCGTATGCATGATATGGTCGAGTTCGAGAAGCTTAGAAGAAATCTCTTCCCTAAGCTCTAAAATTTCCTTGTTCATGGTAAGGGCAAGGGAAGCTAGAGAATTGTATTGCTCGACAGAGACTTGAGCTGTTATGGGAAGAAGCTTTATCTCTGTCGCGGAGTCGTCCTCGGCACGGAAGACATTTACTTCTTCTAAAGGAGGAGATTCTCTTGGGAGAAAGTCTGGCCTTAATCTTCCGTAATTAGACATTTCTTTCTTTCCCTTCTCTCATAGAGAGGATGTCCTGTATAATTTTAACGATGCACTCATTGATAGTGAATTTGTTAATGTCCACAGGTCTATCAATAGCGTCGGGTAGAGCTTTAACTAAACTTCTATAGACGTTAAGCTCACACTTCTCGCAGAGATCTATTTCAAAAAATACATCATACATGCTTCCTGCTGCATCCAGCTTCCGATCGTGGCAGAAGGAGAGGTAGTTTGCTGGATGCTTTCCACAAATATCACAGATTAGAGTTCTCATTTCTTTTCTCTTTCTCCTTTCGAAGTCTCTTGAGTTCACCAAAGGAAGCTCTCAAAAAATTACTGATTCCTTTACTGTTGGTGGCTCCGTTCCACCCACCATACTTTCCACAGATATTAACAAAGGTCTTGTTGAGTTTATAAGCTCTGTTGTTTTCGGAGTTCAAGAATTTGTTGCCCTCTGTTAGCTTCGCAACACGAAGAGTGCTGACGCTTATCATTTTGTAAAGAATCAAACGCTCTAGCTCCAACGTTTTAATCTGAAGATTAAGCTCTGCAATCTGTTTCTCATAAGCAGCTGATTTACAGCTGCAGTCGTCAAAATGAGTTACATGATCTTCCATGGTTAGTCCCCTTCCTCTCCATTTTCATCTTCATCTTCATCATTGTTGTCCTCTGAATCTCTTCGATTTTCCAGCAGTTGCTCGTAATAAGACTCAGAGGAGGGAACACTGGTTCCCTTCAGATAACTAACTGCGTCTGCTTCATCAAAATTTCGCATAAAGTTAGTAACCTCCGTTATCTTTTAAGAGTTGTAAGGCGCCGCCGAGAACATCAGACAGTTCTTTACTGTTCTCAAATCTCCATCCCGATTTCCGGATGTAGTTGTCGAGCTTCGCAAAGGTGTTTCGAGCCTTATGCAGTTCATCCATTTGATTATAGAGAGTTTCCTTTAGCTTACCGATCTCCGAGTTAAGACGTCCGATCTCCTCTTTAGCTTCACCAGAAATCAACGTGGTAAGATTCTTGGCCTCCTCTGTGAGGGCTTCGATCATCTTTATAGTCTCACGAAGGATTCTATTATCCTCACGGATAGCTGTGAGCTCTTTACGCATTTCGAAGATGCTTTTAAATTCTCCTCTTTCTTTTTCTGCACCCACAAAAACATCAAGCTCATCGAAACGCTCTTGTAGCATGTTCAGCGCCTCAGATTTAAGAGCAATGATGCCCTTCTGATTGCTTACAATAGCCTCAAGCTTCCTGATCTGTTCCAGATGCTCATGAGTGTTTTTGCAAAGCTGTGCTGCTTTTTGTTCCTTATACTCGTTTCCACAGTTCTCGCAGTAGGATGGCATGGCTTTTCCTTTTCTTTTTAGTTTTTCTATTCTTGTTCTCGTTCTTCGTCCAGTTTTTTCTTCAACAGTTCTCTCGTCGAGAGAAGATCCTCTAATGTCATTTGTGCTATGTGGGGCTTCGGAGCATTCTCTTTCAGCCATTTATACATAGCCTGTTTTTTCTTCCTCTCCATGTACCGCCAAGCTCCCCAGATCTTATCACATATCGAATGAAGCTCCATCCTGAGCTTCTTCATCTCCTGAGTTGCAGGGATACTAAGAGGACTTCCATTAGGATGTGCTCCATGGGTTGCTGTGCATTCTGGAAAACGCGAGCAACCATAGAACTTCTTTGGAGTTCCGTCGGCATTAGTGAATTTCTGTGTTTCCTTCAAAATCATTATTGCTCCACATTCAGGGCATTTCATTATTCTTTTTCCCTTTTCAAATACTCCAAAAAGATAGGATAGATTATAGGCTAAAGCTAGAGACTCTAATATTCATAAGCCTCTTCGATGTCTTCCGCTGTCGGCCCATACGATACATATTTCACCTTTACCCCAAGTTCCTCTTCAAGAAGCTCTGGAGTAGATTTTCCTGTTGCTTTGAAAAGGGGTCTGCATAGATTCAAATCCTCTGGACTGGTTGATGGGAGTTCCTTTGTCTCCGAGATAGTTGGGGTTTGATAAACATGACAATAAGTATAATTATCTTGAGGGACACTGTCACAATGTGTAACGGCTATCGAATCTAGTCTACCTGCGCATTTTAAAGAATAGCGGAGTGCAACTGTATCTAAATATCCTCGCCTAACGCTTCCCTGCCAGTCTCCAGTCTTATTATCTGGCTCTGGAAGTTGTATCGGATAGCCTTCGCTCACGAAAGGTCCAGCTCCATGCCGAGTCATATACGCACGTGTGACACCTACAGCTTCTACATTAAACTGAGAGTGCGATCCTAGGAGAGAAAGAGCTTTCTCCGCTGTCGTGTCTGACCATGTCGTGTAAGGATTAAAGCCATGTTCTTCGTCGAGAAGAATCCCCTGGGAACCTTCGAATACTACGCTATCCTGTGGATAGAAAAGAAATTTACTGTCAATGCTGATTAGAGTACTAAACAAAGCATAGAAGGTTAAGAGTGATTCTACTCGCTCAGCCTTAAGAGACTCGAAAAGGATTTTCGTTGCAAGGTTAGTGTCTGCATATATCCGTGTCTCTTCTACCTTCTTCTCCTTTATCATGCAAAGGGAAGAACGTAACGTAGTCGAAGTAGCAGATAAGTCTCTGGCCTGCACAGCAAAACCCTGCAAGGAATCGGCTTTGCATTCTCCAAGACCAAAACCACAGGAGCCGTATCTCTTATCTCCTCTTGCACTTTCCATTAATCTGTTAGCTATCCAATGGAATGGGGTTATAATAATACAATCGGGGTCAATCATTATGCGCTTTCGTATATCGACAAGTCCCATATCGTATAACGCCCTACACTCGTTTAAGAGGGCGAATGGCTCTACCATTGTATGTTGGCTTAGATAAGTATTAACACCTGTAATGAATGAGCCAGCACCAACTTGCGCGAAGGAATGGCGCATTCCGTCCTTAGTGTAGACTGTGTGGGTGGATTGTGGTCCACCGGAGAAACGGACTACCAGCTTCGCGTTATGTTTCCTGCAAAGGTAATCGACCATGTGGCCTTTTCCTTCATCACCATAGCCAAGACCGATAACTATGTGTGCGGTTGCCTCATCTTTCTTTCTCTTCAAAATTCCCATTGTCGATTACCTTTCCCTTTCCTTTTCTTTTTCTTTAGTTTGGTTAATTAGTTAATTATCTGCCGCAGACTGCCCTAGAGAAGTGCACTATCTGCCCACCAGATTTCCGTCTGTCTCCCTTCCGCTGTTTTATAGCGGATCTGATAGTGTGGGTCAGAGTCGATATACTCAGCTCTGCCGATAACTTCTCCAGATTCAGAAGTAAGCTTTAAAGTTACTCTGTCTCCGAGCTCAAAACGAAATTTCTTTGCCATATGATGTCCTCCTTTCTTAGTTTTTGCTCTTCTTCCGAAGCGACTAAAGTCTCTCAATCCCTTCGGCGGAACCTGGAACTGCCGGAAGTCCGTCTGCAGAATACTTGGAAATCTCTCCGGTATTCTTCGCCAAGCATGCAAGGGCTGTGGATACTCCATTTCCCAAGCCGTCTTCTTCCAAATCTTCCATGCTCGCGTTCTGCTCGCAAATTGCAACTGCTCCGACAATACACTCACAAATCTTGTGAGGATCATTCAGAAGCAGGAAGTTCTGTTGACCGAGAAGCTTGATCCAATATTTGTGAAGGCTCTCGTCGCTGAAATGAGAGGTCATTGCTAGAAGAATGAAGAAGACATTATAAAGCTTCTGTGCTTCCGCAATAATATCGGCGAGAGGAATATCTCCCTGAAGGTTGTCTCCGATGATTCCTCGGACTTCGTCTGCTTTTACCTCTTTGTAAGCATGCTCGTCACCTATGATAAAGAGGTAGCCTTTTTGTTCCTCTTATCCATGTGATCGTGAGCAGTGTGGCGAGCCATGAAATAAAGACCGAGCTGGTAGCTCTCATCATATGTGCCACCACCGCGACCCGTCAACCACATATTGCCGAGGTTGTCGTCGATCTCCAGACCGGATTCGAACTGCCCGACCTGAAGGCAGCCCTCTCCAGCCATTCTGGTATAATACATAGCATCATAATCGTCAACTGCTCCGACCATGATTGCTGGATAGCCATCGCCAAGGTATTTCTTGCCGGAGGCTTTGTCGTCCAAAAAATATCCCATGAGCTTGCAGAGATCTTTCTGCAACATCTCAGGGACAGCAGACATAGAACCAGTTGTGTCGAAAAGAACAGCGATTGGTACTGAAACTGGATGCGCTTCGGAATCCCGAGCCTCACGAATTTTGACACCCTTCGGACTGAGGGAATCATGAACGCGAGCTGCTGTCTTCCCTGTCCGGATATCATGATCGTAATGGAAATCCTTGGTTCCCATTGACGCATAAGATACTCTACGCGCTTTGTAATCATCACGGCTGAATGAACTTCCACCCATTTTATATCTCCTTTTTAGGATTTAAAGCTGTTTAGTTAAATGGAATTCTACACTCTACATACTTACTGTCTCCATAATGCTTCTTGGCGAGAAATGTCCATCTCTCTCTTAAGAGATCTAAAGAAGGCACTCTGGAGCTTTGAGAAGCTGCCATACACCAGTCCAGAAGATTTCTAAAGTCTTCGGGAATGCAAATGGTAGCTGATTGGATACACTTTGCGGCCATAAATATATCTGTGTTGGGGCCGACAGGTTTCTTCCGCAAAATCTCTGGCGGATAAAAAGCCTTATATTTAGAAGAAAGAGCTTTAACTTTCTCTCCGAAGGGAACCGAATAACACCAGTCTACCAACCTGAGATCATGAGAAAGAATCCTTCCATCCACTGGGCCGAGGAGGATATGGGAAGGTGTTATGGCACCATGAATGAAATTGTAACTGTGTGCTAAAGAAAGAGCATTTATGCGTCTATTCATGATCCAGACACAGTGCCTGAAGTCGAGCTTGGCTGGAAAGAGACGAATAACTTCCTCTAATGTAAGGAAGCCTTCTTCCTGGGAAAGAATGACTGCTTGACGTCCAGAAGCTTTAAAAGATGCATAAACTTGTGGCATGTAGCCGGCGAGGACTGTCGAACCACCCTTCTCCCCTGAGTAAAACTTCTTCAGGACTTTTATCTCCTGAGAAAGCAAATCATTATCTGAAGGAGAACGTACAATCTTTAAAAGAGCTGGCTCCTTTTCAGACTCTAACTTCGTGACCCTGTAAAGATCACAAATGTCTCCCTTAGAGAAGACATCTATCACTGCACGTCCTGCTATAACTATCGGAGAAGGGTCTGATGGCTTTCCGATTGTTATGAAGGCTGTGTAAAGCTCTGTGAGCTTTGCCATAGCTTTTGTTGCTGCAGCCTTCTCAGCCTTCTTCGTGAACTTATCTGGATGGGTTAGCTTTGCAAGAGCTTTAAAAGCTTTCGCAGGATCTTTTCCTTTTTCATTTTCAATCAAATCAGAAAAGGACTTTGCATTCTCTATGGCTTTAAAAACATCTGTTGCTGGAGTGCTGGCTGTTACCATGATGCACCTCAATTTTTAAATTCTAAATTCTAAATACTCAAAAAAGATAGGATAGAAATATGGCTATAGTTAAGGCTTCGGCTCGACTGAGACTGATGCGAACTGTGTGGTATAAAAAGAGTCAAGGGCTCTGGGATTACAGAAGCTCCTCCCGCCATAATAATCAGCTACAAAGAAAAGGCATCCACCGAGAACTGAAAGGCTGTAACCGTCGGTCAAGTATAGTGGTTCGTGCAGGTCTTCCAAATCCTGTTCCTCTTGCTTCTTCACCCTCGCATAAATCGCTGGCCACACATTGCAAAAGCGATCTTCGAGTGTAGAAACGTGGTGTCCGGTCTCATCTGTAACTTCCATAACACCGTTTGAGAATAAAGTTACTGTGGATAGTCTCAAGGCTTTCTCCCTTTCTTCTTCTTCTTTTCCTTTATGAAGGATAAAAGGCATCCTACGGCAATGCCTTTTATCCTTCATTCAGTTCCTAAGCTCTTACGTGCTACTTGAGGATGAGAAGCTGCGTTCCTGCAATCAGCTTCCTGTTTACGCTCGTGGACTGCACGAAGATATTGAAGTCCCCGTAAGTACTCGGAGCTACCTTCACTTCGAAGTCCGGAAGACCAAGAAGGGTTCTCGCATTGTCTCCGCTGTAAACCTTTCCGGTTTTCTTGTCCTGCACACAGATCTGTTTGTAGTTCTGAATAACTTCTTTTTTCATGAGCTGATAGTATCCGGAACCGATTGTGTAAGAATCGAACCAGTCCTCTGCATATGCACGAATAGGAGAATCTTTCCGGACAGGAATAATCTCATATTCACTGGGCTTGAGAATGGTCAGGTTCTTCTTAACCGTCGTCTTCTTGAGCTTCGAAGCGTCAAGCTGGAAGAGGTTGCGGGTTCCTCGAACTCCTGCTGCACGAGCTTGCATGAAGTTTTCGGTCGCCTTTTTAATCTGCTGACCAGCTTCTTCGAATCCTCCTGCCTTTTCCGAAGACCAGACTTGGATGTTATCGGCAGGAAAACCAAAACGCTTCGCTTCGAACACGCAAGTCTGATCGGGGACCAGAGCTGCAATCGTCCAGTTCTCTGGCAATTCGTTAATCGTCTGCGAGATCACAGCATGACTGCTGCGGGAAGCGTTCTCTTGGCCGTCCGTGAGGACGTAAATTAGGAAAGCATGGTCGCCGTGAAGCTGTGCGGTCTGCTTCAGCTCTGAAATTGATAGGAGAGAGGCGTCGATCAAAGCTGTACAACCCGAAGTCTTATAAAAAGACTTGAGCGAGGGAAGACGCATCACGTCCTTATCATAAATGATGCATTCGGTTCTGTCGCTGAAGAGATAGACGGAAACTCGTGTTTCCTGATCCAGCTCTTTGGAGCGTTTTGCAAGGTGAGCTATCTGAGCATCAGCCACCTTACAACTTCATTTTTGAAAGAATCCATCGAACCGCTCTTATCGAGCACGAATACGATGTGGTTTATGTAGTTTTTGATCATCTATAGAGTCTCCAGTTCTTTTTCAGCTTTCACTTTCATTTTCACAATCGTTATTGACTATGTTACGTTATGGTGTGGTGTGCCTAACTTTGAAGTAAAGTATGTAGGCCAGATTATTTTCTTCTCCTAATCCCTGAGTCTTTCGAGAAGCTTAGAGTAGCGCTCGCTTTCACGGGTATTTGAGATTGCTCGTTTTAGAGCGATCGCGTCTCCTAGTATAACACACTTCTCTTTAAAGCGGGTGATGGCAGTATACAATAGGTTACGGGAAAGCATCCAGGTGTGAGAAGAGCTAACGATTGCAACTCCTGCTTTAAATTCTGACCCCTGACTATTATGCACTTGCATGCCCTGGCATGTAAACTGGTGTGTAGGCTCAACGGTTAAATCAAAAGTTATCTGAGATTCAACAGTTTCTACAGAAACAACTTTATGATACCAGTGCCATAACCGAGATGTACTATTGGATTTAATGGCATGTAAATATGTCTCTAGGGCCTCTCGCTTTTTAAAGTGCTTTACAGGTATGGTAGCTGCAAACGCTTTAATATCTTCCTGCCCATGAATCTCTATACGCCAAGCATAGGTATCGAAATTAGTCTTCGTTAAAGACCGTTTACATTTTATTCCAAGCCCATACAATAATAACTGCAGCTGCATAGCTATATGGGGACTAATCGTAACAAAGCATACTCTACCGCGCTTGGCATCGATACTACCGTCTGTGAACAGCAGACCAGCTATAAAATCTATCTGCTCTTTTCTACTCCCGCAGAGAATTGACTTTGGTATTTTTTTATCAGCCCCAGCTACGTAGTCTAAGCCTAGGTCAATTAAATGATTACGCACATCTCTGTTGTGAAAGTAAAAACGACCACAGCCAGATCCAAACTTCGGATTTTTTGTAAGCTGAACGTCCCAAACGGACTCAAACAGCATGGCTAGAGTAGAAAAATAATCATGAGCTCGTACTACCTCCACTCTATAATCTTTTGCATTGTTGTATGAGCCATCACCTACAAGAACTCCTAGTAAATAGGCTTCACCGGGCTCTAAAGTAGACTGTGCTTCATTGTCTGTTTTATGCGGTACAGTCATATAAACATTTAAATGCTCTAAACATGACTTTATATTCGCTGTTGTCATCCACAATTCCGTGCAGTTCTCAGCTTTTATATCTTCTAAAGCTGATACCTTTACCAAGAACTTATGCTCCGGAGTAGCTTCAATCTCCATGCCATTTAATACAGTTATACGAGAAAGGTCTTTAACTCCAGAACATACCGTGTCTGAAACTGTGCCTCCTCCAGCAAGAACATCTCCAATGCGAATGTTCTCTATAGTTTGAAGACCCCTTGCTTTAGTTGAAATGAAAGAACCTGCTGCAACACATTTATGGACTGTACTGCAGTAAGCAGGAATTAAAGAATCTACCTTAGCCTTTGGATATTCCACTATTTCGTTTCCATCTAAGTCAAAAAATTCTATATCCCAACAGTTTTTATATTCCGCCTTAATGACGCCGCAAAACCCGTTAAAAATGTTCAGCTGGTAGTCGTTTGTATTTTGCATAACTTTGTCTCCGACCGAGAATTTATCCCAACGTCGGGCATTTGGGTTTAAATGAAACCGCAGGAACTCATTAAGCGCCTCGACACCGACCTGTGTTGACTTTTGGGGCGCTAAAACCTGTACGTCACGAATCAGATCATAGCCGGATTTCCTGAAGCGTTCTAAGACCTTCGGTAGTTCTTCTCTGAGGTGAATGTGGGAAGGGCATTCGACTATTTCGAAGTCATCGTCGATATCGAGAACCTTCCCCCATTGTTAATTACGCGGGCGTTAGAGGCTATGGCAGAACCTTTTCCTGTTCGATGGTTCGTCAGTAAACGTGCGACTGGGATACGGCCACAAGCGATCATATCCTTGAATGGAGTTCCTGGCCCCACTGGAGGAAGCTGGTCTACGTCTCCTACGAAGCACATTCTCGTGTTACGAGGAATGGCCTGAAGAAGATGGAAACAGAGATCTGTGTCGAGCATGGAAGACTCGTCTACAATTATCTGAGAGTAGCCGATTAGAGGACGACTCTTATTGTACTTCCAGCTTCCGTAAGTCGCTCCGAGCATTCGATGAATTGTGGATGCTGGACGGCCTGTTAGTTCCTGCATTCTCTTCGCGGCTTTTCCTGTTGGAGCGCAGAGTCTGTATGACTTGCTTTGCATATCAAGAGCATCGCAAATGGAACGGATACACGCGGTTTTCCCCATCCCAGGCCCTCCCGTGATAATGGTGAGAGGCTTCGTGGTCGCAAGATCTACCGCTTCCTGCTGTTCTGAATCTAGATTCATCTTTTCTTTTCCTCTTCTTCTTTCTCTTTCTCTTCTTCTTTCTCTTCTTTTTTCTTTCCACTATAGAAATGCAAGCACTTTCGCTGCTCAATGATCATCCTTGAAGCGATAGCATAAGCACTGGTACAAGCTGCTGT